TCAAGATGCGCTCTCGGCGGTGAGTTGATTGAGACTATCAATCTCTTCCAACTGAATCAAGACCCCTTCAATTTCCGCAGGAGAGAACTCAAGGGCACGGAAAAGTTGCTTATGGGAAATGGTTGTCTCATCTGATGCAGGGTCCCATTCCTTGCATTCACTTTGCACAGCCTCAATTAAGCGCGGAACAGGTAACTCGCCATAGTCACCCCACACGGACTGCAAAACGTTGACGTCCGCCCTACTCAGCACCGTATGTCGCTCGAAGTAGGGCTCCCACTTCTCAGGCATTAATTTCTGCCGCATAGCGACATATCGATCGGGCAAGTTCGACATCAAGGACCTCCAATCGGGAACCTCGCCAACCAAGCGCTGATGCGTGTGCCACAGCGCCGGCCCATTCTCGAAAGAGACCAAGTTATCACCAGTTAATGGGAGACCAGAACTCTTGAACGATTCTCGCTCCGCCAAGTACAGCAACCGCTCCAGGACAGTAAGACGCATAGCACCCCCTGCCTGATTCATCAGGTACGCGGTCGCGTCCAACGCCTTCCTCGCGTTATACAAATGGGGGAACATGCCAGTCTCCAAAAAACGGTCACTTACTCCTGACCAGATTATCTAGGACAGAATCTAGTGTCTATAGGGTTATCGGTAGCATTCGGTGAATACATCAACGTATGTAGCTCCCGCACCACTATCGGCCAACGTTACTTTGGCTCTGCGATCATCTCGTCGGCCGGATACAGCTGTAGCATCGCGCGGGCGACGTCGACATTCTTCGTGTGCAGCCATTCGTCATAGTCGGCCGGATGCAGGAACGCGACGCCGCGCTTCTCGTCGATCGGCCGGTGCATGCGGTTCCAGATCGCGTGTTCCGCGCCGTTGAGCGTGAGCATCGAGATACCGATCACCGTCCCGTCCTTGGTCTCGTTTGCCTGCCAGATGCCCGGTACGCAAAACGGCCGCCAGTCGGTTAGGCCAATGCGCTGCCAGGTACACGGCCCGTTGACCCACACGCCCTTGGCGTTGCGGTGCGCATTCGGGTACGACGGCTCGACGACCCAGAGCGCGGGAATCAGGCACCGCCTGCCTTCGCGCCACGCCTTTTTGTACATGGACTTTTCACCGACTTCCTCGCCGCGAGCGTTGTAGGTTGACGCCTTCGGCGCTTTCTTGCCGTCCTGTTTGATCCGGTCTTTCTGCAGGAACTTCGGGACGAAGCCGTACACGCCCGCGACAACGACCGAGCCTCGTCCGTTCGCCAATACCGCCGGAGCACGATAGTCGGGCCATACGTCGACGTCCCACGGATCGCGGCGAAAAAGGTCGCCGATTCCAATCTTCAGCTCGTTGATGCCCGGATCGTCGTTTGGCGCTTTGTAGTTTGTGCACACAGTCCAGACCTTCCACACGTAAAGTTGGCAATCAAACCGCTTAAAGTCGAAGCGGAAAGGATCCGCTCATAGTTCCCGCGATAACGAGATCCACTCCATCAGCACGGCAGGCTCCGCTTGGTCAGCCGGGTCCGGCGGCCACGAAACCTGCTCGATCGGCATCACGAGACCGCTCAACCACTCATCAAGCGCCGTGCACACGACGTCGTAGGCGTCGTCGAATTCTGAGCCCTCAGGTTGGTTCGGTGCATCGGGAAACAGGCTCAGCCCGGTCTCAATCATGTCCGAGTCGCAGAAGCCGTATTTGTCGAGGATGATGTCGTCGGCCAATGCGTTGTAGCTGCTGGCATCGCTCGACACGACGCTGATCGACATGAGGTCGACGATCCGGAACTTGGAATACGCGATGCACCAGTCAACGAATGCTTGTTGCACCACCGTCATCGGTCGTGGCATGCCCCCTGTCCGATAGGTTCGCCTGCGTTGCCTCTTGGAGCGATCTTACTGCGCTGACCGACGGTCTGCCGCCGATCGCGATCAGCGGCATATCGATGGCGCAGCGAAGACGTAGCTTGCGCACACTGCCCGCCCCATTTTTGAGACTTGACGACTCCATCTTACTGCGCGATAAACTGTATATCCATACAGTATTTTCCGCGCACCATGATCCTGCCCCCATTCGATCCGCCACAGTTTGACGCTATGTCGGAATGGTGGTGCACGTGCACGTACGCCGACGTCCACCGCCTGATTCTCGAAGTGCTACACCTGCGGATCACGTTACGCGAGATGAGCGACCTAACCGGCGACGCGACGCGGATGATCGCGTACCTCGAACGAGCCGACGAGCTGAAATACGCCGCACCGCTGCGCCGGCTGGCGATCAAGATCGACAAAGAGATCATGCGATCGGGCCGACTCGGCAACCCTCGTGCGCAAATTGCCCCGTTCTCTGACGAATGGCGTGCGCGCGAGGCCATGAAATGCCGGCTCCACGACACCCCAGGTGAGCCCGATCCCGGCTCCGACAAAGCCACAAAGTTACCTGAGTTTCAGCGCCTGACATGGGCCGAATTGCGCTACTCGTGGAGAGCGACCGCCTTCAAGAAAAATCGACCGCTGACGCTTGAACAGCGCTTCGTGCTGGAAATCGTGCATGTCCGCCGAACACTGCGGCTCATGGAAAAAATGGTCAGCGCCGCCGAGTTGGAATCGAAGAAGAACGGCTCACCCGACTTGTTCGCACTCGACCAACTCCGTCGCATGATCGACGGCGCTCGCGACGCTTGACAATAGTTGACTGACTGCGAGACAGCCAACGGCCGGCCGCTCTCCCGGGAATGGTAAATTCATACGAAAACCACACCTACGAGAGAACATATGGCCCGAGCCATGATTTGCGTCGGCGACACGACGACGCATGGCGGACGCGTGCTGGAGGGCAGCGCGACCGCAAGCATTGACGGAAAACCCATTGCCGGCGTCGGGCACAAGGTACTTTGCCCGCAGTGCAAGGGGGTCTTTCCGATCCTGCCCGCGACAGGGCGGCGATACCCGCACACCTTTGATGGACGAGAAACAGCTATCGAGGGCATGAAGACCGCGTGCGGGGCGACACTGATCGCCTCGCAGTCGTCCGCGACGCTCAACGACGTCGGATCTGGCGAAGCGACGACAGGCGGCGCTGCGGCTGTCGCTGCGACCGCAGCGGCGCTTGCCCCCTCACCGACGCTCTGTCTCGAATGCCTGAAAGCAGCGGCCGAGAACGCCGCGACGATGATCGCGCGCGGGTAGGACATGACCGAAAATTCGATTGAAGCATTTTTCGTCAAGCGGCAACAGCAGTTGACCATGCAGGTGCATCTGTATGCCCTTGTCGACGGCCTTCTATATGCCGACGCGGCCAACGGTTCATCACTGCAACGATCACAGGCGGCCGTAGCCGTGTTCGACAGTACGCCTGACGCGTCGCTGGCCGACGCGGGACCATGGTTAATCGACTACGAGCGAGCGTCCGGCAATACCCGCCGAACACTTTCCGCAATGGCGAGCAGTTCCACGGGTGTGTCCTGGCTGATCAGCGGCTACCCGATTGAGTCGCTCGCTGACGAGTTGCGCAGCCGTCTCGACGTGCGCTTGCCGGATGGACGCACTGCCCTTCTCCGCTTCTACGATGCCCGCATCATGACCGACATCGCGTCGCTGATGGAATTCACGCAGCGCATGCAGTTCTTCGTCTCGACGTTCAACTGGCTCGTCGAAGTAAATGGAAAACTGAATGGAGTACACCCGCATGCTTGAGCTGACAAGCGAACAGATCGCCGGCCTTGCCGGGATCGACGCACGCGGATATGTCGAACGCACTCGACAGGATCTCGTCAAAACGGACCCAAAGTTGGCAGACGACGGCACCCTACCCACGCGCCTTTGGAACGCATACATCGCTGCTCGACAGCTCGGCATTCAGTCCGATGAGAACGTCGCGGCGTTTCTTCGAATCGAGGTATACGCTCCGAAGTTTTACGAGAAGCCGGCCACGCGCGCGTGGCTGACTCGGCCCGGACGCTCGGCCGACGAACGTTTTCACGATTACCTACGCGTCATGAAATGGCGCATCGAACATCAGGACGACAAGGGAGGGGCTGAGCATGGCGGGATTGGTGGTGCCGGCGATCGAAGCGGCGATAGTGGAACTTGGACCAGTCTTGGCTCGCGCTGGAACCGCCTTATTGGGCGGGGCCGCAGTGGCCGGGACGGCTAGTCTGTCGGGAGACACATCGAAAGACGCAAGTAAGGCAGAGCCTGCCGTCCGTGCCATACCGCGTACAGGAGAGAGTTGCAAGAAGTGCCCACCTGAGGCGGGGAGCATGCAGCGCCGCAACTGGAGCATGAGTGACAACTCCCGAGAGTATCAAGGGCGAATTACGGGGTTCCCCTATAGCGTTGAAGAGGCCTGGAGCATGGAATGGGCCTGGCAGCGCGACTTCGACGGCTTTCGACCGGAAAGCTGTTTGTTGATAGAAGCGAAGGGAAAGTACGATCAGTTCTTGAAGAAGGACGATGTACCGTACACCAAGACCTTTGATGACATGGAGGAGCAGGCTGGAGCTCAGGCCGCGGTTGTAGATGATCATCCTCCTGCGAGGTTGAAATGGTATTTTCAGACGGAGCGGACTTGGAACTACATGAGAACGCCGCTTGCCCGTCTTCGCGTCGAATCAGAATGGGTGCCCTGACAAACATGGAAATAGTTACGCAATTTCGTAGCCCTGCCGATTTCGCCCAGCTTGGCGATTTTGCGGCTCACCTTGTCCGTCTATGGCCAGTGGTTGAGGCCATGTCACGCGAGGACGAACGTTTAGGGCAGTGGTGGCTGAAGGCGGATACCGAGGAAGAAGCCCGTCTGTATCCCATGTATGAAGCGCCCGGCATACCTTCGACAGCCGTTTTGGCAGTCTTGGCGCAACGGTACGAAAAAAAGGTGGACCTTCCTAAAGTATTTGGCTTCTGGAATGGTCAGATGGACGCGGCCGACAGCGCGAGGCTGAAGTTTGCCATCGATGCGAAGAGGCGGCCCAGCGAGGTAGAAATTGGGCTACCGGCACAGAGCGCAGTCTCGGCGGACGAGCGCAGCTATGAGGGCGTGGCTAAGATAGTGTCCGCGATGGTCTCGGTTTATGACCCGATGTATGTCTCTGTTTCACCACGAGAGTATTTTCCCCGGCAGGTGTTTGATGACAAGCCGGGCGTTGGCTGGATGCTGTATCTCCCGAAGCTCATCACGGCACAGCAAGTCCCGGAAGCACGCGAATTGATTCCAGTTCCCGAAGCCGGTCGGAAGCAGACCGGGACGATCATTGTGAGCGTCCCAGATGCCGTTTTTTCAGTGGACAACTCCGAACACGTCGAGGTTGCCAACCGTATCGAGATTCGGCTCGTCGACCAGGACCTTCTGCCCAAATTCGCTGACCTGTAAGCACAATGCCGGCGCGAGAATCCGCGCCGTCATCGTCGGTTAGAACAGCCCCACGGGCTGCGCCGCGTCATCCCAACTGAAGATGATCAGCTCGTTTCGGTCGACAGCCTCAACCCCGACCGTGTACTGGATCGGCACGATCTCGATGTAGAACCCATCGAATACGCGTCGAATGTCAGGGTGATCGTTGAGACTCACAATCGCGCGACCTTTGAGACGACGCAGTCGTTCGGCCATCTTTTCGTATTCCACGAACGGGAACGGCACACCATACCCCTGCGTCTCGTGATACGGCGGGTCGAGATAGAACAGCGTGTGCGGCCGATCGTATCGGTCGATACACGCTGCCCAATCCAAACGTTCAATGAAGGCGTTCGCCAACCGATGATGCGCCGCCGACAGATCCTCCTTGAGACGAATAGGATCAATCCCGGCGGGGCCAACGTCTTTGACCCGAACGTCTGCCCTTCGAGCTTCCCGCCAAAGCAACTTTTCTGCGGGTAGTAGAACCAGCAACTTGCTAGATACTGGTGAGGGTATCCGGGACCACCTGTTTGAGCCGCTCAACCACCTGTCGGCTCTTCAGCGCCGGCTTGAACTGACGCACAAACTCCTCCGGAGGAGGCTAGACATCGTGACACAAGCCCCGAAGCAAAATCGGTGACAAAATTGCAACCGAGGAAGTACTATTTACGCACCACTACTACGGGACCACAAGAATATGGCGTTCTTTGAGAACTCAAGTCGCAAGGACGAACTTGGCTACGAAGACAATAAAGAGATACCAATCAAGTCGATCGCAGGCATTGAAATTAAAAATTTCCGATCATTCAAGGATCGCGCCGTGCGGCTAGGAAGTCAGGTAACTGTAATATCAGGTCGAAACGGAACAATGAAGACCTCGATCATGGGCCTAATTGCGCACCCTTTTACCAGCGATGCAATTGATACGTTTGGAAAGCCTCTCAAAACAACACTTCGCAACGTTTTCAAATTATCACCAGATTTCGACAAAGAAACGTACGAATATAATCTCGTTATTGATACAGGCAAGGATACGCTTTTAAGCGAGCCAGTTCAGATCTACCCTGATAGCACTGATCGACACCGAGTCGTTGTTTCAGGGGCAAAAGATGGGGATGGCAACTTTACCTACAACACATCCTTCCTCAATCTGAGGCGATTGTTTCCACTCATTGACACCCGAGCGGAGCCGACCAATTCAACGATGACATTGAAAAATGACGAAGGAAGTCGCCTAAAGGATTATTACGAAACGATTTTTCCTAGCAGCGCATACGATCAATTTACACCGGTTAGCGACGCAAAAGGAACACTAAAAACGACGTTCGCGCCCGTTGGCAATCAAGCAAGCTACGACTGGCATTCAATTTCCTCTGGCGAGGACAATCTCGGCGCAATTTTTAACCGACTCATCGGATTTCAACGCGCCTACGATAAAAAGCAAAAGACTGGAAACGGCATTCTTTGCATTGATGAATTCGAAAGCAGCCTACATCCCGTGGCGCAACTTCGCCTATTCGACTATCTCTATCGATGGTCCGGCGAACATAATGTCCAAGTGGTGATTTCAACACACTCACTACACTTAATATCACATGTGTACGCAAAGCACGCACCAAACCTGACGGCCGGACGCGTGGTCCTAAATTTTGTTAGCAAATCGACCGCCAGCAACAAAAATTATCCGATCCTCCACAACCCGCCTTACGAACTCGCTTATAAAGAGCTAACTCTGCAAAACCCCATACAGGCAGCAGAGGCCAGAAAGGTAAACGTCTACTGCGAAGACGACCTTGCGATCCATTTTGTCAAACACGTTGTTAAATCAAGGATCGTACTCAGTGCAATTAATTTTCACAGCTCCCTAGATCCCGAATCAGGAAAACCGGGAACTGGTTACTCAGCATTGAGATCAGTATGCATGCAGTACCCCTTGCTTCTAGAAAATTCGCTTGTAATATTTGACGCAGATGTCCCAGCAACCGTGACAGACAAAATCAAGAAGAAAAATCTTTTCCTGAAACTCCCTGACGCGGAAAATCTTGCGATCGAAAGGCGAATTATCGCCTTCATAGCAGAATTATAAAATGACGATCATTTTTTTACGAAATTCAATCGCGAGCAAGAGGCGTTTTTTGACAGCTTCAAACAAAGTGGCATTAAATCTCTCACACCGGCCCATATCAAGGATGCGAGCAGAATTAATATTGAAGCGTGTAAGCGGTGGGCGAACTCGGACAAGGCAGCTTTCAAGCGCTATGTGACTTACTACTGCAACAACCACCTAGATGGCGAAACGTTTCAAAGTGATTTCATTCACCGACTGAACAACATCATCTCCTCTTTTGGTCTCCCGAACCTAACGGCCTAGCCGACCTCCGAGAATAGCCAGGGCGATTGTTGGGCGCAAAGTAATAATGAGCCACTTCGCGCGAAGTAAATCTGAGCCACCTTTCAGTACAGTCAGCCTTTTGCGCGCAAAGGCTGGCGATGCTCCAGAAGGAACAGTGGATGCAAATCCATGTGCTCAAAGCCCAGGGCGTATCGGAGCGCGAGATCGCGCGGCGCCTGGGTATTTCTCGCAACACGGTGGCGCGGTACCTGTCGGCCGAGGAAGTGCCTCGCTACAAGCCGCGTGAACCGCGACCAACCAAGCTCGGAACGTTCGAGGCGTACATCCTCGAGCGCATGAGCGCGGCAGCACCCGAGGTCATCGCCGCGCCGGCGCTATTGCGCGAGTTGCGTGCGCGCGGCTACGACGGCCAACTGCGAAGCCTGCAGGCCTTCATGAACGCGCATAAGTCCGTGCCGAAGCCGGATCCGGTCGTGAGATTCGAGACCGAGCCCGGCCGGCAGATGCAGTGCGATTTCGTTGTCTTCCGCCGAGGCACCGACCCGCTTTACGCCTTCACCGCCACGCTCGGCTTCAGTCGGTGGCGCTGGGCACGCTTCACCACCGATGAACGCGCCGAGACGCTGGTCGCCTGTCATCATGCGCTGTTCGAAGCCTTGGGTGGCGTTCCTTGCGAGATCCTTTACGACAACGCCAAGACCATCGTTGTCGAGCGCGATGCATATGGCGACGGTCAACACCGCTGGCACGCCGGCATGCTCGATCTGGCCAAGCGGTACGGCTTCCTGCCCAGACTGTGCCAACCGTACCGCGCGCAAACCAAAGGCAAGATCGAGCGATTCCACCGCTATCTGCGTGGCAATTTCTATGTGCCGCTGGCGAGCCAGCTCAAGCAATCCGGCTTAATGCTCGACGCCGTGACTGCGAACGTCGAGGTGAGTAAATGGTTGCGCGACGTGGCCAACCAGCGAGTGCATCCGGTTACAGGGCTGGCACCCGCGATTCTGTTGGAGCAACGAGAACGGGCTTGCTTGCGCGACATGCCAGGCTACGCGGTGCCCCGATTGCCGGCTCGTGCCGTCGCTCGGCCGCGCGTTGATCCCGCGATGTCGATCCAGCACCCGTTGTCCGTCTACCAGCAATTACTGACCGAGGTGCGCGCATGAACTTGCAGCAGGAACGCATCGACGGGCACTGCCAGAGTTTGAAGCTCGAGGGGCTCATGCACCGATACATCGCTCTGGCCAGCGACGCCGCGGCCAAGCAATGGAGTTTCCTCGACTTCCTCGAGAACGCGCTCGCGCACGAACGAGAGACGAGGCAAGTGCGTTCGCGGCAAACACTGGTGCGCATGGCGGGGTTTCCCGCTATCAAGACACTGGATGACTACGACTACAGCTTCGCCGTCGGGGCCCCACGCAAGACGATCGACGAGCTTGCCACCCTGCGCTTCATCGAGCGAGGCGAGAACGCCGTGTTGCTTGGTCCGTCAGGCGTGGGCAAGACGCACCTCGCGATCGCCATCGGATACGCCGCAACGCAGGCCGGCATCAAGACGAAGTTCATTACGGCGGCGGATCTAATGTTGCAGCTCGAGGCCGCACGCCGACAGGAGCGATACGACGCGGTACTTCGACACAACATTCTCGGCCCGAGGTTGCTCATCGTCGACGAGATTGGCTATCTGCCGCTCTCGGGCGATCAGGCCAGCCACTTCTTCCAAATCGTCGCCAAACGCTACGAGCGCGGTTCAATGATCCTGACCAGCAACCTTCCGTTTGCGCAGTGGGACGAAACCTTCGGCGGCAACACCACACTGACTGCAGCGATGCTCGACCGCATCCTGCACCACGCCCACATCATCCAGATCAAAGGAGACAGCTACAGACTGAAACAGCAGCGCCAGGCCGGTCACGTCTGGTCATCGAAGAAGTAACGACTGGCTCAGTTTTACTTTGCGCGATCAGGCGCGAAGTGGCTCAGATTTCAAATGCGTTTGACACGATTGCACCATCGCCCTGACCGAACTCCTAAATTGACGCTCGCGGCCTTCTGGTCAGCGCAGCAAAACTAGGACGCCGAGCGCCCTTTGCCTAGAAAAGTCCAACAGGCTGCGCCGCGTCATCCCAACTGAAGATGATCAGCTCGTTTCGTTCAGCCGCCCTTCCACCTCCACCAACGGTGTATTGAATCGGCACGGTCTCGATATGAAATCCGTCGAACACGCGCCGAATGTCGGGATGGTCGTTGAGGCTCACGATCGCGTGCCCCTTGATCGACCGCAGACACTGCGCCATCTTCTCGTACTCCGAGAACGGAAACGCCACGCCGTACCCTTCCGTCTCGTAATACGGCGGGTCCAAGTAGAACAGCGTATGCGGCCGGTCGTATCGATCGATACAGACTGCCCAATCCAGACGCTCCACGAACGTGTTCGCCAAACGTAGGTGTGCCGCAGACAGTTCCTCCTCGATGCGCAGCAAGTTCAGGCCGGGCGGCGTTGTCGTCGCCGTGCCGAATGACTGCCCTTCCAGCTTCGCCCCAAAGCAACTTTTCTGCAGGTAGTAGAACCGGGCAGCCCGCTGAATATCGGTGAGGGTTTCTGGAAGTGTCTGCTTGAGCCATTCGAACACCTGCCGGCTCGTCAGGGCCCATTTGAATTGCCGCACGAACTCCTCTAGGTGGTGCTGCACGACGCGATACAGATTGATTAGCTCGCCGTTAACATCGTTGACTACCTCGACCTTCGCTGGCGGCCGAAGGAAGTACAGCGCTGCCCCGCCCGCAAACACCTCGACATAGCAATCGTGTGCCGGGAAACGCGGGATGATGTGATCTGCGAGACGGCGTTTGCCGCCGATCCAAGGAATGATGGGAGTTGCCATTGTGAAAGCCGATTTTAAACTTGGTGTAGAATCCGGCCCGCCTACGTAGGTAAGCAGGGCCATGGCTGATTCACTGGCACAAGCAGTGGAAAGGCGGCCGGGCGAATGCGCAAACATTCTCCCGGCCGCCCTGTTTCTTTCGAAGCCTCCCGGCCTCGATTGCCGCGCTACTGCGGCAGGTTGGTTTGTGCGTCGCCGTTCAATGCGTTGTAACTACGCTCGCACTGCTGGCCGGCGATGCCTCGCTCGTCAGCAATCTTCGCCAGCTCTCCCGCGCGGTCGTCAGTCCGGCCGAGCACGTCGGCAAGCAAATCGATGGCGTCGCCGGCTGCCGAGCCTCCGGCGGAAGCGCCGGCACGCCGAACGTCGGCAACGAGCGCGGCGACTTGCTTGCGCAGGCCGTCAGCAGCACCATCGGCAGCGCGAGCATCAGCGCGTGCCTGATCACGTTCTTTCGCAGCATCGGTTGCGATCTCCTGTTGTGCCGCCAACCGGCGGCGAATTTCGTTACGCTCGGTCGTCAGGTCATCGATCTGCCGCGCCTGATCCGCGACCTTCGCGGACTGGTCGGCGTCACGATGCCCCTTGAAATACCCGCAGGCCGATCCGGCAACGATGCCGGCGATGACGAGCAGCCAGATACGCGGATCGATCCATGTCATGCGATCACCTCCCCGCCGGCCGCGCGATACGCGGCCAGCAAATGCTCGATGTCGTTCTCATGCTGGCCGTACCCGGCCCCCGGCAGACTGGCCCATACGTTCGACACCTTCGCGACCGCCTCACGAAACCGCCCGGCATCAATCAACGGCAACGCGCCGTGCTCGCGGAGCTGCTGCAGCGCGTACCTGTCCTGCGACACCGGCCCGAAGTCCGGCAGCTTCATCTGCGCCTGGTAGATCCGCCACCAGCGCGTGAGAATCTGATAGCGGCCGGCCGCCGTCGACGGCACCCGGATCTGCCGGTTGAGAACGTTCGGATGCGTCGCATAGTCCGAGAACAGCAGCGGCCGCGACGACGTCGAACCAACCAACACGTTGTAACCGTCGTCTGACTTCGCCAGCAGCCCCGACCCGATCTCGCTTACCGCGATGGCGTCGAGAAACGCCACACGGTTCTTTCCACCTGCACCGGCCACACTCATTCGTGCCATCTTCATTTCTCCCCAAACAATCGCTTCGCATTCCGACGCAGCAGCACTTCGAGGTACTGCGACCCCACAATGCCGAGCGCACTCCCGAGACCGAGCAGCGCGAGCGGCGGCAGATCCGGGATCTGCAACAGCGCAAGCCCGGCCACCATCGACGTTGCCGATCCCAACACGGCCCGGCCGGCAACGAGCCGAAGCGTCAGTTGCTCCCCGCCTACCAACACCTTCGCGATGCCGATCAATCCGCCCAGGATGATCAGCTCCAGAATCGTCTTTTCGTGGTCTTGCATCGGTTCCCCTTAGCCCGATAAAAAGAAAGGCCGCTCCGGTTGCCCGTGAGCGGCCTGCACATACAGCGCACAACGTGTGACTGGCGTTACTGCGGCGCCGGCACCACCAGATTGATTTTCTTGCCCGGCTTCTTCCCGTGTCCGACCTTCGCCTTCCCCTTGTTCCCTCCGTTCAATGTAACGACCGTGATCCACCCCCGCGACGCGTACGTGTGTTCGACCGACTCGATCAGAAACTCGCCGTCTACGCCGGTCTTGAACCCCTTCAGCGCGATCGTCTTCTCGGCCGACAGATCTGCGCGGCCGCGCATCGTGAGCCTGCTCGTCGACGTGTGCCGATTGAGCGTCGCCAATCGCGACGTCGCACCGGCTTTCGCCGCCTCAGGACTCGCGAATGCGTGGCGCTCGGTATGCACCGCGGACGCACCTGGCGGGGCATCCGGATTCGGTATCGTGAGATCGATCTTCTTCCCCGTCTTGCGGTTGTGCACCTTCGTACGAACGGCCGCGAAGCTCGCGCGATCCGGGAAGTTGATGTCATAGTCGAGCAGATCGCCGGGCGTGAGCGTCACGACCGGCAGCGGCTTGCCGCTCGCGCTCTTGCCGCCACCGCGCGGCAGCACGATCAGCTTGCCGGCCTTGACCGTCGCCGTTGCACCGTACTGCCGAGCCACGCGCGTGATGAAGTGCAGGTCGCTCTCACCGAACTGATCGATACGCGGCACGACGACGTCGACGTCGCACGCGGCCGACCATTTGTTCCGCCGCGCGATGTCGCCGACGATGTCCGCCAGCTTCACATTCGACCAGCTCCCGTATCGTTGCGTTTTCGATGTCGCGCGCATGTTCGCCGGTTTGCCCTTGATAACTACGCTGGCCGGCGGGCCGCGCACGCCGACCTCGTCGACCGCATACTCGCCGAGCATTGACAGCCCCTGCCCCTCCCAGCCGATCGACACCTTCAGCGTCGCGCCCTTCGGTGGAAACTCGATGCGGCCGTCGCGATCGTCGAGCGTGATCGTGCACTCGTCTGCGTCTAGACCGGGTTTGTCGATCGACCGTATCTCCAGCACGCGATCCTGTATCACCTTGGTCACGTCCGCGCCGTTCGCGATGATCTGAAAAATCGCTTCCATCGCACCTCTCTATGTCCAGAGCTGGACCGATTCAACACGCGGCGCTTCGAGATCCGGCAGCAATATCTCGACGCCGGCCGTGAACGGCTGCGCTCGAGCCGCAAGCCCCGGATTCGCGTCGTACACGGCCTCGACCGTTCCCTGCAGCGTCCCGTAATACCGAAAGCAAAGCGTGTCGAGCACGTCGCCGTCAGACGTTCTTAAAGTCTTCGCCATAGCGGCCGAACTCCACCGAGAAAGTTTGCTTGCGCGGCAAGCCGTCGACGAGCAGCGCGTCCTGCTCCTCCTCGATCGACTGCAACAGCCAGCGACCGAGCACTTCGCCGTCGCCCGTCGTGAGCTGCACGGGCTTCATCCGGCCGCCGATCGCCCGCAATCGGTTGATCTGCTTCGTACCGGCCCCGAGCGCCGGGAACACCACGCCCGACAGCGTGATCGTCTCGCCCCCTTCGCTGACCGCCTGCAACGCCTCCTGACGATTCAGACGCTCCTGCGTTGCCACGCGATACCGCGTCGCTCGCCGCAGCTTGTCGTGAGCCGCCGTCGACAGGTTGAAATGGAACGCTTCGCCCGCGTCCGTCGTCATCGACATCAGGTGCGGCGTGCTCGACGTCGCTCCGTCGAACAGTCCAGACAGCATCGAGCCGACGCCTGTCGACTTGATCACGTCCATCACCGCTGAGTCCTTCAGACCGACCGCCGCGTTGAACTGATTCCACGCACCGCCAAGCGCCGACTTCACGCTGTCGGCGGCAGCCTGCACAAGGGGGAAATTCGATCCGTCGACGGCCTTCAGAATCGAGCCGATCGACGCCTGCGTCGCGTTGAAGCTGCGCACGACAGCGCCGACCTGCGGAAACAGATCGGTCGCCACGGACAGCGCGCTCGTCGCGCCTGTCAGCAGCTCGGCCGCGCTGCTCAGATTGCCGGTCGCGAGGCGTTGCAGCACCTCGACCGTCGACATGCTCGCCGCGCGATTCCGATCGAATATGCGGACCATCTGACGCACACGCTCGGTCGCGATACCTGCCTGCGTCGCCGCCCCCGTGATCTGCCGAATCACATCCATTGCACCCTCCCCTTACATATGCGGCGCATCGAACATTGCCGTTCGACTGTTCGCCTTGCGTTGGTGCTCGTCCATCATTCGCGTCAGTTGCGGGCTGACCTGCGCAAGAAACTTGCTCGCCATGTCGGCGTCGTTCGCCTCGATCTTCACGTGGAAGACCGGCGCGAAAGTGTTGGTCTGCTCGATGCGCGGCCCCGGCCGAGCGCCGACACCCGCCCCGTCTGGCGCGAGTGCCTTCGCTTTCGCAATCGCCGCCACGCTCGCAGGCGTGTCGTCCGTCTTGCGGTCCAGCACCTTGCGCGAGATCGCGCTGAACAGCTTGTCGCCGGCAAACGTCCCGACCGCCCCACCGATCACACCGAGCACCGCCGATCCGATCGGCCCGCCGAGCGCACCCACCATCGCGCCGACCTTCGCGCCCATCACGCCACCGGCAAGGCTGCCCGCGATCCCCGCGAACCGGTTCGCCTTCTGCTTGCTGGTGTCCGTGCTCGACGCGACGGCGTACGCCTCGCGTGCCGCCAGACCGAACTTCAGCACCGTGCCCGCCACGGCGAGCTTTCCGGCGTACGGCGCAACACGGCCGAACAACGCCCGGCCAGCGCTGAAGATGCGCCCTATCCGACCAGCCCGAGCAGTAGCACGACGTGCGGCGCGGCCGGCCCGCCCACCGCCGAGCAGATCGCCAAGCCCGCCCCCACCAGCGCCCCCGCCGGGCATGTTGACGACGAACACACGCTGCACACTGCCAGCGGCACCCGCAGCCCCGCCGAGCGCATCGAGCGCCCGCCCAACGACCCCGCCCCGAGCACCGGATCGCCCCGCAGCCGCTCGGCCGCCACGCGCGAGCACCGTGCCGCGTGCGATGTCGAACAAGCCCCGGCCGATGCTCCAAAGTGCCTTTGCCCCACGAGCGGCGATCACTGCCCCCGCGACGCCCACAACAGCGGCCGTCGTTTTCGGGGCAGCGTCTGCCGTCGACTGGATGCCGCTACCGACCGCCTTCGCAGCATCGCCCACGCGATCGGTAATCGGACGAAGCGCGTCGCCGATGCTGCGCATCGCGTCGTCCCATCGCTGCCCGACCTCGCTCCAGATCTGCTTTGACGTCTCACGACGGGCCTCCAGATCCTTCTGGATCTCGCCGCTCGCCTGCTGCGCGTTGCGCTTCAGGTTGCTGTACAGCTCCGCGTTCTGCATATATGCGGTCAGCGCGGCCTTGACCTGCATGTCGTTGAACAGGTCGCCGGTCTTCATCGTCTCGGCGAATGCAGCCATCTGCGCCTGACGCTTGGCCGGGTCCATCTCCGAATTGAACTGCTTCGCCGCCGTCGCGAGCTGCTTCGCCTTGGCCGGATCGACGCGCTCGATGTACGCGCGTGCGAGCACGAACGACGCCTCCAGCGTCGACCAACCCTTGCCGATCGCCTCGCGCATCTTCGCCTGATAGTCGACGCCGGCCTTCGCATAGTTGCGTTCGGTCTCGCCCGAGCCGATCTTCGAGAACCAGTTTTTGAGGTTGTTCGCGGCTTCGTCCGAACTGCCCGCCGTTTTCATCTGCACCTGGAGCATCGCCCCGAGCTGCGTGACGGAATCCTGACCCGTGATACCGATCTTCTTCATTTCGGCGAGCAGGACCGGAAACCATCGCGCCATATCGACGGATTCGAACGACCCTTCCTTGCCGAGATACGCGATCGCTTCCAGCGCCTTCGCCATCTGGCGCGGGTCGACGATCTCCGCGTTTTGCTGCAGCGCTTGGATCATCTTCGCGGTCTCGACCGTCGTCGCGCCTTGGCCGATCGAGAACTTCGCGACCAGCGGCGCGAAGTTGAGCGCCCGATTCAGATCCATGCCGCCCGCGACCATCTGATTGACGGCGTCGGCCAGCTCGTTGCGACCGATACCGTTCGCCCCGGCATCGCGCCGGATACGCGAGCCCATCGCAGCCTCTTCCTGCGTGCGCGCAATGCCCGCCTTGATCGCGATATCGCGAATGATCGCCTGATAGTTCGCGGAGATCGTCGCCGGTACAGCGACGGCAGCCGTCAGCTTCATGGCGTCGCCCACCACACCGCGCCCGGCCTCCTGACCGGCTGCCAGTCGCTCGTACCCGGACGCCTTCAGATCCAGCCCTCGCGTCGTCCGGCCGAGCCGCGCATACGCGCGATCGAGCCGGTCGACCTCGATGCCGGCATCGCGCAACGACTTCAGATTGCTATCCAGCTTGCGACGGATGCCCTCCGCCGCGCTGTCGCCCGTCGACTGCAGCCGGCGGAACTCATCCTGCAGGCGCATCGTCTCGCCGATCTGGCGCTGCCAGAGCCGCGAGTCGTTCGCCCGCTTCTTCATCGCGTCGATCTTCGACGACGTGTCGGTGATCGCCTTCCCGAACGTCGCCGACACGGCCCCGCCGATCACGATGCCAAGCGCTAAGTCTTTCGCCATCCCGGCCCCCTCAATCCGTCAACCACCACAGCATGTCGTCGACCGTCATCTCGTCGATCGACATCGACGACATACCGAACTCACGCACCAGCCGCTTCGCCAGCGCCTTGAGCGTTTTTGGGTCCAGCTTTGCGTACGGGTCGAAAGGAGTAATAGGCGTCCTGCACGCGCTCGTAATCGGCCATATCCATCGCGTCGAGATCGCTCGGCGCAACATCAGCGAGCGACGCGAACAGGATCAGCTCCTGTTCCTCGGCATCGTTAGGCGCGAGCTTCTGCGCACCGCGCATATCGCGCACCTTCGGCCGGCGCATCGTGAAGGTGTCGCATTCGACGCCGTTGAGATTGATCGGATAGTCGAGCTTGACGATGACCTTTTCCATTGCGGTTCCTGAAATGAAAAATGGCGAGCCGTCGGCTCGCCATTGATTGAAGAAAGTAGCTTTGCTACGTGTCCGTCGAATGACGGTTACATGCCGAGACCCTTGCGGACCTCCGCGAATTGGTCGACGCCGTTGATCACGCGCTTGCACGCGAAGACATCGATCTCGTGCACGATCGCACCGGCGACTTCCATCTTGTAGTAGTCGCACGACACGCTGAACTTCGCGTCGACCTTTTCGCCGGGCTTCCATTCGCCCGGATCGACTTCGTACAGCATGCCGCGCAGATATACGGCGACGTTCTTCGTCTTGCCGCGACGGTCCATGAAAACCGCGCGAAAGACACCGTTGAACGCCCCCTGATCCACCAGCCCGAAGAAGCGCAGCACCTCGTATTCCATCGTCGACATTGCGAACGACGCATCGAGCGCTTCCATGCCCTGATCGGTCTTGACCGTCGCGTCCATGCCGCCCGCGCGGAAGTCATCCGTCTTGATCTTCAGTTTCGGCGGCGTCATGCTCGTCGCGCGGCCAGCGTACCCCCGCCCGTCGACGAACGCATTGCAGTTGTGCAGAGTTTCCGGAATCATCGCATCTCCCTTAGATCTGGTTGTCGAGCACTTCGGTCAGCCACTGGTTCGTGACCTCGAAGCGGAAAATCGGGTTCTCGGCCGGCGGGACATCCGTGAAGCGAATATTCCAGTACACCTTGCCGTCTTCGAGCTGGCTCGCCGTGTTCAGCAGCGGGTCCGGGTAGACCTCGAAGTTGATCACGGCGCCCTGACGCTTCAGGTCGCGCATGAACGCCTGCAGGCCCTCGGTAACGTCGCTGACGTACGTCGCCGTGATGCCACGGTCCACCGCCCACTTGTGCCCGGCCTGAACGGCGTCCATCACGATATCGAGCGTGCGCACACGCGTGACGAACTTCCATTTCGGATCGGCCGACAGCGTGCGGTTCCCCCAGAGGCGATAACCGCCGTCGCGAATGATCGTCGTGATGTTCGCGTTGTTGAGCAGGTTCGCGCGGCAGGTCTCGTCGCCGTCGAGGTATTCGATCGGCCGGCCCGTGCCCGTGATCTCGACGATCTCCTTGTTCGACGGCGACGCCCAGAAGCCGATCTTCGCGTCGGTCTGACAGAACAGACCCGCCGTGTACGTCGACGCCGGCAGCGAGATCTCGCCGTTCGTGGCGTTGTCCCATGCCTTCGCGCCGGGGTCGACCATGTACAGGCGCTTGCTGCCGAAATTCTTCGCGTAGGCAATCGCTGCCTCGTCGTCGACGTTCGGGCCGTCGATCACGGCGATCGCTCGCAGCTTGCCGGCGAGCGAGTCCGCCGCCGTCGCGACCGGTTGCTTGGACGTATGCCCAGGTGCGATCAGCAAGCGCGGTTGCGCATTGAAACGCGACTTCGCATCCAGCAGTGCCTGCATGCCGGTGCGTGCGCCGCCGGCCGACACACCCCCGATGATCGCCGACGTGAGCTGCGCAGCATCAGCCGCTGCCGGCACACCAACCGCGATCACCACCGCGCTGCTCTGCGCATAGATCGCACGGGCAGCCCGAGCGATCGCGCTGTTCTCGCCGAACGCTCGGACCGCCTCGCCGGGGCTCGTCAGTTGCACCGGGACATTCGGCTGCGCCAGATCGGGGCCGGGCGTGTAGGTGTCGGCCATGCCAACGACCGACGACGACGGCACCGCAATCGTGCGCGGGCCGCTGTCGACGATGGTCGTCGTGATACCGTGAAAAAAGGAAGTCGCTGCCATGCGGATCTCCGGAAATAAAAAGGCCGCTCATCGAGCGGCCTGAAACAAAACGACGCGAACCGCGTCGGCAAAGTTACTTTTTGATGGGCACGGTGGACGCCTTCGGTTGCTCCGATGCCGTGTCCGCATCGGGCTTCGCCGCTTCATCGGTGCGCACCTGCATCGCGGCATCGGCCGCCGCGCGATCCTCTTCAGCTTGCTTCGCAGCGGCCTCACGCTGCGCAGCCTCCTCCGCTTCACGCGCCGCTCTCTCGGCACGCTCGGCCTCGACCTTCGCGAGAATCGCATCCGGATCGGGTTCGGCCGGCCACGCGATCTCCGCCGGGAAACTCGGCGACTCAACGACACGTACGAGCGCGACCTGATAGTCGGTCCACGCGTCGAACGTCGCTTCTTCGAGATCCGACAGTCGCCCCGTCACCCGCGCATCCGATTTGCCGAGATTCTGCTGACGCGCCTTCTCCAGCCGCGCGAAGAAATCATTCATCGCCAACTCGCGCGCCTTGTCTGCGACGATCTTCTCGTCGACAGTCCATGCCCCGTCGCGCCAGACATGCGTATCGGACGGACGCGGCACTTCGGTCAGCTCAGCGTCTTCCGGCGTCACGCCAGCGACGGTGATCTCGGCAGTCGCTCCGGACTCCGTGCGATAGAGGCGTACACCGCGATAGTCGGGCAGCATCTCCCATTTTTCACCACGCCAGAACGGCCACGTGCGCGGCGGCCGCTCGGGCACCGGCTTAAGCGTACAGAACGCCGGGACCAGATAGCGGCTGGAATTCATCGGATCAACATCGGCGAGAAAGCTGACGATGTATTGCCCTGTCAGGCTGTCGTACTGATTGCAAAGCATGCTCTACCTCACTAATTAGAAAGCGCGAATCATGGCAAGCACGGCGACGTTACGCATACGCGCTTCCGCACCACCGTCTGCCGCGACGCTGATCGCATGCGAGTGGCCACCGCCACCACCGATACCAACGCTGTGGCCGTGTGCTCCGTCACCGGCAATCCCGATGCCCGTGCCTGAAGCAGACGATCCAAAGTCATCGCCTTGACCCCAGTTATACGGGCCGGTGCCCTGCCCGTAGCTCGTACCAACGACCCCGACTCGACCAATTCGTGTCGCGTGCGCGTGGCCGGGATCGTTCACGCCGTGCCCGTGATATCCGTTCGCATCAGTCCAAGCGTTATGCGTGTGATCACCAACTGCGCCGGCCGATGCGCCGTGAGCATGCGAGCGGTTTTGACTGTCCTGCCACGTGCCGACTCGCCGACCGGAATCGGCACCACGCCCCGCGTCCGCACATCGAATTCCCTCACCGCGAAACTCGGGAATTCGAAAGGTTGTCGCACCGTCACCGGTCGAGAACGAACCCCAGTTGCCGTTCGTCCAGTCCTTTTCTTCGACCAGCGCACCGCTTCCCTGTGCGTATGCCCACAAAGCCGGATAGTCGACACGCTTCAACTCCGCGCCATTCAGCGCGAGACAACCGGCACGCGGCGCAGTACGTGCCTCGAAAATGATCTGCCCGATCGAGGCCGACGCAATTGCGTCAACGACGAACGCCGTCGAAGCCGCGTTGCTCGACCGATCTCCAGACGCAGGAGTCGGAACCTGCACAGCGCGATCAAAGATCGTCCCTTTGTTGGCCGTGAACCGGACATTGACCAACCCGTTACACGTCACGCCGAAGTCGCCGTCACCGATGTGGTAGAAGCCGGTATCCGGTGCGCCATCCTTGTCGAATGCAAGTGACGGATTCTGCGGCGTACCTTCAGACAGGAAAATTCGCGCACCTGCCGCGAGCCAAAGCGCCCCCTTCAGGGTTCCACCGAGGTTCAGATCGAGGGGCGTCAGATTGCCCGAATGCCACACTGGCTGACCATCGATGCGAAATGTTCGATTGCCGAAGAAGTACTGAAACGCACCTTTCGATGCCGAATACCATCCGACGGTCTCTGCGTTCGCGTAGAAGTAACCGTCATTCTGGCCAGCGAAGATTCGCCCCTCTCCGCCTCGCTTGATCGCAATGTCGCCGACAACTTCAACGGCGCCACCCAATCGCGTCCCACGCCCCGAATCATCGAGCCTCACCAGCCCGGATTCGAGATCCCACGACAACGGCCGAAAGTCATTCCACGCCCCGTATGGATCTCCTTTGCTTGTCTGGAGCAGATAGAAAGTCCTGTCGTCGTTACGCAGCATCACGCCATAGTCGGCTCCTGCGGCCCGATACTGCCCACCCAACCCTCCCAGATCCATCCCGGACGAACGCACGCCTTGCGAAAAAGACGCACGGTACGCTACCTGCATACCGTCCCGGCCATTGTCAGCCGTCGTGCCGATCAGCAGACGCCCCTCCGGAGTCAGACGCATCCGCTCGGCGCCGCCCGAAATCAGCGCGAGCCAACCACTCGAAACTGCTGGCCCGACGAAGCAGTTGTTGACCTGCACTTCGAAGTGCGAAACCCCCTGCGCACCGATCTGCAAGTACCCGTCTCGCGGCGAGAACATGCCCGTATCCGGATCGCTGTCAAAGCCGAAGCCGGCGTTATTGGCGTTATTTGGCGTGATTGCGCCCGCCTTCGCCTTCAGCACGCCCTTCAATGTGCCGCCCGTAAGCGGCAATTTGTCGGTGCCGAGCGTGTCGACCTGCTTGCCAAGCGCGTCGACACGTTTGTCGTTGGCGTCCGCCCTCTTGTCATTGGCGTCTGCACGGTCTTTGAGGTGCCGCGTCCGATTCGCAAGTTGCTTTGTCGGCACGTTGTCGACCCCATCAGGGCCGCCCTGTACGGGGTCCGACGTCTCGAACTGATAGACCCCGTCCTCCCACTTACTTTCTTCTTTCAGATTGGCCATGTACCGATCACCCCTCGCGTAAATTGACCATTGCGCGTCGCGACACCGTTGTGTCGGATCGCGACCTCAGAAAAGTCGAGCCATGCGAGCCGGCTGCGAGCCGGCGCATAGCGCTCGATTGCCCGCTTCAGGTTCTCGCCCTGATCCCGCGTTACCGCCCGCTGCAGCTTCACGATGTACTCGGCCCACGCGGTCGAGCCACCGTGCAGATATCGACCGTCACGCGTCACCGAGCCGTCTCGGCGCTTGATCTGCCGCCCCTCTTGAATGGCGATCTCGCCGAACCCGAGCCGCCGAACAATTTCGCGGATCGCCCACGGCGTACCCTTCTTCTGGTAGATCGCGAGAGACGACTTGATCAGTGCGCGTCGCGCGTCGTCCGACTCCGCCAGCTCCCATCCGTCGACCGCGAGCGACCATGCGAGCCACGGCAGGAACGCCGCAGGACACCGATCCGCATCCCACAGCGTGCGGATCACATCCGGATCGACGCTCGGGCGCATCACCTGCGCGAGTGCGGCTTCGAGGCTCGTTTGATTCGTTGGCAGCAACGCTTCAGTCGTCATCGTTCACCTTCGGATTCAGCACGATCGATGTGCACCGCGCGAACTGATCGATTGCGCAAACGACATCAGCAGCGGGTGACTTCAGATCGACTCTCACGACACCCGACGCCTTCGGATGCAACGCCCCCGTGACGGCCGATTGCGGCATGCCGACGCGCAGCGCCTCGCCTGCAGCGACTGCAATATCGAGATCCTGCCGACGCGCGGCGAGCACGACACCCGGGTCCGGCCCGCGTCCGACGTACACGTCAGCAACGATCGCGTAATTGATCGGTCGAGCCGGCACGACCAGCAGCTCGTCGTTCAGTGGTCGGCGATCTTCTGGTGATAGCGCACGGCGCACCGTATCGAGCAATGCCGCACTCGCGATTCCATCGTTCGAATACGACTTCACGACCACACGCACCACACCCGGCTCGGGACGATCGACGCGCACGTCGGCGACGTCCGCCGACGCGTCCATCGCAAGCGACCGATACGAACCGAACGGCCCGGCCGTCGACGACCGCTCGATCCCCATCTGCGTGCGCAATCGCAGCCGCTCGTCGCGCTCGTACGTCATCGGAATCGGCGGATGCGCTTCCGGATCGCCGGGATCGACGATCTCCCTCTTGATGTTCCAGAGCGCCGCGAGATGTTCCTGATCCGCGCCCGTGGCATAAGCCAGCAACACGGCGCGACCCACATCGTTCACGCGCGCACGAAACCGCAACTCGTCGTATGCGGCCAGCTCAATCAGCTTCACGACCGGGTCAGACTCAAGGGCAGCCGTCCAATCTGAATAGATGCGCTTGAAGTGCTCCAGCTTGCGCTGGTACACCTCCTCGAAGTCGAGCGTTTCGACGAGATCCGGCGGATCAAGCGCCGACAGATCGATTACTGTCATGTCGTCACCTCAAATACGACGTCATCGCCGTTGTAGCGCCCGGCGATCCGAAAAGTTACTTTGCCGTCCACGACAGACAGCGCGTTCACACGATCGAGCGCGATGCGCGGCTCCCATCGACCGATCGCGCGTGCGGCTTCGGCCTGCGCGGCCGATATCCATCCGCGCGTGACGGGCAGGTCGACCATCGCAGGGAGATCCGAGCCGTAATCGGGGCGCTCGCGGCGGGTTCCCTTGCGCGTACTGAGAATGTCCGCGATGCTCTGCACCAGATGATCGAGTCCGCCGATCAGTCGGCCCGTACGGCGACACATACCGACCAGCGCGACCATCACTGCGCCTTTGTCGGAATACGCTTGAAGCACTCGCGCGATTCGAGATACGCGACATGCTCAGGCTCTGTCACCTCCGTTTTGCCAGCCAGCACGGCAACGTGCGAGCCGTCCGGGAACACGATCACGCGACTGCGGAACTCCGTATCGATGAACGTCACGGGAGCCGTCACCCCGCCTTGCTGTGCGTCTTTCGCCATAACCACCCCCACAAACGAAAAACCCCGCACGGGGCGGGGTCCAAAGTCACTTTGATACATTCACACTGGCGGGCCAACCAGCTCGCCGTCGCCTTGCTCACGGTGCCTGTGCTTCGTGAGCGACTTACCGCCGGCCACGACGTCTTCGGTATATTCTGCACTGCCAGCGATCTTCATCGCGACACCACCGCCCTCGCCCGGCTTGCCCTGCATGCCGCCGTTGAACGTGAGCATTTGCTCGGTCGTCGTGTTACCCGTGAACGTCGAGTCCGGAATGTCCGCCAGCAGCTTCGCACTGCGCAACGTTGCGCCGTCCGCCTTCAGCTCGAACTCCGTCCCGCCGATGCGAAACACGATCCGACCACCCGCCGGCACCGACAGTACGTATTCATGGCTTGCATGGTTGTACTGCTCGAATGCGCCGTCCGGGTAATCCGTCGCCGTCTCGTCCGGGCTCGACCTGCCCGAGCCTCCATGCTGGTCTGTGTAGTAGCCCGGCGCGACGAACGCGCCCGCGAGATCCCCGGACGGTGCCCACAACGCAACCTCTTCGTCGACGGACGGCGGACGCCACTGCCTGACCTTGCCGGCCGCACCGGCTTGCCATTTCAGCCAGTCGCTCACCCAATCACCGACACGCACCTTCACGCGCGGCGGGTCGTACGTGACGGCCTCGACGATGGCCGATTGCGTCAGACACGCCATGCGGCGATCCATCTCGCCAAGCTCGAAGTCGCTCACACGTCACCCCGCACCCTGATCCGCCGGATTCCAGTAACGGTCTTCGTGTCCCGGCCCGGTCTCCGGATCGACGCCCCACAGCACCGATCGACCCTTCGTCGGCGGCTCGAACACTTCACCCAGGTCAAATTCGTGCACCCATTCGACGAGCCAGACGAGATACGTATCCAGCTCGGGCCGGAACGGATCTTCACCTGCTGAGCCGATTTGCTTGCCGGGCGTAACCGGCAAGCCCCACGTTTCGCCGTGCACCGCCTGCAGCACGCGGGCGGACAGCTCGCGCACCTGCAGCTCGGCGTCGTCCACCAGCGGGTCGACGATCACACGCGCCTGCATGCGCGCGATCAGCGGCACCCGGCCCGTTCCGTCATCGTGTCCCGGCTCCAACTCGGCCAGTTCGATCGCGACGAATGGTGTCTCGATCGACTTGCCGATCTTCGGATACGCATGGATACGTTCGAGATCCGGCAGGCGCGCACGCAGGCCGGCCTCGATGCCGTCATGAAATTGTTTCAAGTTATCGAGCACGATTCGCCGCCTTCTGGATCTCGTAGTTCACTTCCTGCCGCAGCACCGTCATCAGCCGCGCTTCGCACGCCCGCGCGGCCCGTCGAAATGCCGGATCGCCGGTCTGCGACCACTCGACCGTCACGACCTCGAACGGCGTTCGCGCCTTGCCAGTCCGCCGGTAGATCGGACCGTCCGGCTGTACCTTCGTCTTGCGCCACGCACTTTCGAACACCGATTTGCCGGCCCGGATGCCCTTCTTCGTGCGCCGGACCGAACCGAGTCGGTGCGCCTCGATCGGATTCAGCCCGAGCCACACCTTCCCGGTATCGGCCGACCGCATGAAGAAGTACATGCGTTGCCGCAACAGCTTCTGCTGGATGCCCGTCGCGCTGCCGACCTCCTTCGCCGTCTGACTTCGAATCCACGCGCCCGTCTTGCGCAGCGTCCGACGCCATGCCGCCTGCATCGCAGCAGGCGGCAGGCCCGCGAGCGCTTCGAGCGCCCCCTTCACATCGATCTCGACCTTCAGCAGATCCATCGTCACCTCAGAATCAGGACAGTCCAGCCCGTGCCGGTCGGGTGGATCTCGAAGACACGGAAGCGCTCGCCACCCGCGACGACGATGCTGCCCACGGACACACGGGCCGCGTCGTCGTCGGTGATGTCGAGGATCGGCGCAACGAGCTGCGTGCGTTGCGTCCCGAGATCCGGGCCGAGCCAAGGTGCCTTGAACATGCCCAGCAGCGGCTTGCCGTCGATCGTCACTTCGTCTGACAGGTCTCGCTTCACGGCCGTGTCGACGTCGGCCATCAGATCCCGGAACGCCATGTCACGCCTTCAGCTTGATCAGCGCCTTCGGGCGCGTGCACAGGTGGATCGGATTCGACTGCGCTTCGATCTCAACGCCCTTGCCGAAGTCCATCAGCTCCTGCTTCGCGTAGTACGGCAGACCGGTCGTGTTGACCGCCTCGACGTAGTCGGCCGGCGCGAAGCGCGTGATGAACAGATCCGGAACGCCTTCGGGAATCGCATGCGCCTCGTCGTCCGCCACATAGCCGATGTCACCGACGCGGCCACGATATCGCTCGAACGTGCAACCGCCGAAGTCGAACGCATCACGTGCGTCGCCGCGCAGCGACGCCGCCATTGCAGTCGCCAGATACGTTTCCTTGACCGTCTTCGCGACGATCAGCTTGTTCCAGAACGCGCGACCACAGAGCACGCGCACGCCGGTGTACGTCGTCGCGCCAAGGGCATCCTCGATCGCGTCCTGCACCTCGACGCACTTCACACGGATCTCCGTGTCGGCCTTGCCCAGCTCAAAGGAGATCACCGTCTGCTCGATGCCGAAGTACTGCAGCAGGTCGATCAGTACCGTCTTGCCGTCCGCGTCCAGCACCGCGCCCTTGATCGCACCGATGCGATGGAATTCGTGCGTGGCGTCGAGCTGGCGACGCATCTTCGCGAGCCGGCGATTCACGACAGTCTGCAGCGCCTCCAGCTCGGTTTCCGAACCGAACGCGCGCAGATTCTGGATCTCGTCAGCCTTGATGGTCGCGCGTTGCGGCAGGTGCACCGTATTGAACGGGATCATCTTGCGCTTGCTGCCGCCGACGACGGCGGCCGGCGACCCGCGCTCGCCAGCCGCAACGAGCGACAGCGTGTCGCCGTCGCGCTCGATCTGGATCGTCGTCGTCGTGATGCCGTCCTCTTCGAACAGCCCGAGCGTGCCGATCCGGCCAGGAACGTACGGCTGCTCGTTGATCGCAGCACTCAGGGACGACAGCGAGAACGCATCGTCATTAAACAGGGCGATATCCGCCATACAACCTCCGACATGAAAATGGATACAAAAAAGGCCACGCGCTCTGCGTGGCCTTGAATGGCGCCTGCTACGTTCAGCGGACGATGACGTGCCGCTCGGCGAGATCACCACGACCGGCAGCATCCAGCCCGGCCAGCAGCCCGCCCGCGACCTCGGCGAGCCGGACGATCCCCGTCGCCGGGCGTGGCGACTCGGACGCCGCCAGCGGGGCGTAGAGAATTGCCGCAGCGACTTCCGAACCGTCGTTCGCCGCGTTGTCGTACGGCGCATACTCGCCGGTACTCGTCACGCCGAGCACTTGCCCGGCTGGCAGCGCCGGACCGGCCTTGACGATGATGTGTTCGCGCGAGATCTGCCCGTTGCCTTCCGACACGAGAAATTCGGCCGGCAGAGTGGCCTGTACTTTCCAGTTCGACATGAGTTTTCCCCTCCTCGGGTTACGTCAAAGTTACTTGCCGCTCTTGCGAGCCGCGTAGATGGACGCCGCGCGCGGCGCATTCGCGACCACGGGCGCGTCTTGCGACGCAACCGGTGCAGCACGATGGTTGATCGGCTTCTGCGAGGCCGTTACGCGCTCGAATAGCCGCGCCCGTACCTGATCGGGCGTCAGGCCGTCCGCGACGAAGCCGGCCGTCAGCTCGGTCAGGCTCGCAGCCAAACAGATACCCGCGATGTCCTGTGCACCGCGGATCGCCGCGTCGACCGTCGCGCGATCGCGCAGGCCGGTCGCGAGCACGATGCCTTCGGCGCAGTGCTCGATCCGCGCGTCACGACATGCCGCGTACACGTGCGACGCCAGCGCCGTGACGTCCGGTGTTGCCGGCGGCTGCGGCTGCGGCTGCGGCGCAGGATCGGCCGGCGGATTGGGTTGGGGATCGGCCGGCGGCACCTCGCCGTCGCCCTCCAGCACCGCCCGGATCTCGGCAGGGACAGCCGAGAAGCGTGCAGCGAGCCGCGCTGCGCCCGCGTAAGCCGCGATGCGGATCGGATCGGCAATCGCGTCGCAAAAACCTTGCTCCTTCGCTTGTGCTGCCGTCAGCCAGGTCTCGGCGTCCATAATCGCGCGGACCTCATCGTCGGTCCGGCCGCTGCGCTCGACATACGCCGCCAGCATGTTGTCGGACGTGCTTTCGAGTAGATCCGCGAGCTTGCGCAGATCTCCCGCCTCGCCGGCTGCGACCGTGTGCGGGTTGTGAATCATCAGCATCGCGTTCGACGGCATCTCGATCGTGTCGCATGCCATCAGAATCAGCGACGCAGCCGACGCGGCAACGCCGTCGACACGCCCCGTCACCTTGCCGGCATGCCGACGCAGCGCGTTATAGATCGTGAACGCGTCGAACACGTCACCGCCCATTGAGTTGATCGCGACGACGATCGAGGTCGCAGTCGACGCTACCTCATCGAGCTTCGCAGCGAACAGATCGGCGTCGGTGCCCCAGAATCCGATGTCACCGTAGATCTGGATCTCGACTGCCTTCCCGCCGTCCGCGTTCGCCTGTGCGCGGATGTCCCACCAGCGTTTCTTTCCTTTCATTCGCCATCCCCATTTGAAAGATCGCCCGCTCCGTCGACCGGATCGAGCGTGTCATATCGAATCCCGAGCCGGCGCTCGCGCGCGAGATCGTCCACGTTCTCCCGATCGACCTGCTCCGGGTCATCGCCGCGCGCAAGCACGGCACCCGACCGGCTCGCCAACCCGGACCGGATCTCCATCCGCTTTGCAGTAACGTCCTGCACTGGATGGATGTACGGCCAGCCCTGCGGCACCCACCGCACGCGCAGATAGTCGCGCCGGTTGCGGTAGTAGTCCGGCATCGGCATCGCGCCCGACAACGCGCACGCATCGACCCACCATCGCCAAACCTTCCGGCAGAACTGGTGGATAAACACGTTCCACTGGATCTGTTCGACCGAGCGCCTGAACTCGTTCAGGATCACGCGCAGCACGCGATCGCTCACGTCGCGCAGATCGCCTGTCATGACTTCGTACGGCATGCCGACCGATGCTGCCGCCGCCATCAATTGCTGCCGCATAAACGGCCCGTAATCGGTCCCGGCGCCCGGCGGCTCCGCAAACGTGACGCTTTCACCCGGTGCCAGTTCCTGCATGCTCCCCGGTTCGAGCGACACGACCGGCGAGAAGCCGTCGACGTCGTATTCCATTGCGCCGCCCGTGATCGGATCGCCCGGCATTCCCGGTTCGGCAGGCGGCTTCGTGATGAAGCCCGCAAAGAGGTTGCTGACCTCCTGCCGGAACAGCACCGCGTCGTCAAAGTTGTCCAACGACTTGAGCCGCAGCAGCACTGTCGACAGCTCGGGGACGCCCCGCACCTGGCCGGGCCGAAGCGCGAGAAAAACGTGCGCGATCTCATCGGCCGGTACGCGAACCGTCTGCATGTTTGCGACCGACGCACGGCCGTACTCGCCGGGATGCCGCTGCAGGAGGTGGTACGCAACCCGCCGACCGTCCGAATCGAACTCAACGCCGTTGACGATCTCCCCGCCCGGTACGATCTCGTTCTTCTCCATCGGCAGCAGGTCGCCTTCGAGAAGCTGGATTTGCATCGGCACGGCCAAGCCGTCGCGCGGACTGCGCAGCCGTCGACGCACAAGCACCTCGCCGTCGCTGAAAAACGAACGCGCGGCGAGCGTCTGCACCCCGGCGATGTCGAACAGCTCGTCTGCGTCGATCTCCTGCCCGCTGTCCTCCCAAAGTTGCTTTTGCATCTTGCGAACCGCATCGTTCGGATGCTGCGGATGCGCTTGGATGCCGTTGCCGATCGTGTTCGAGACGAGTCGCGCGATCGCCGTTTTTGCCCACGGGTCGTTACGGATCGCGTCGCGAGCGCGAGAACGCATCAGCGGCAGGTTTTGCACCGCCGCCGCATTCGGTCCGGCGCCCGATGCCCGCCACGACTTCGCACGCGCCCCGACCGTGCTCGCCGATTCGTAGGCCGCCGCCTTCAGCCGCGTCGGCACCACGAACCCACGCTGCGCGAGCGACGGATAACCGCGCTTCATCGCACCCCCTTGCCAGCGTGACGAATCCGGACGATCGACGAGCGTCCGGCAGCCCCGTTCAGGTCTCGAATGATCTCGGTGCGCGCCTCGCGCAGCTCGGCGATCGAGCGATACTTCACGCGCCGGTCGGCGTACTGCACCTCCAGTTCGCCCTTCGCGATCGCGGACTGGATGCGCTCCAGATCCTCTTTTTTGTATCCCATGAACACCTCCTAGCGGCGCGTCAGATAGGTCGACCTTCCGACGCGACGCCCCTGAATGCGCGAAACCCCGCTCGGGGGCGGGGTTTCGGCGGGTTTTGCTACCGGCGGCGACGGCCGCGGTGCCTCTACAACTTCCGGTTCACCGGGCGGATCGGGCAGTGCCTCGACAGGCAACGCCGAAGGCAGCACGTCCAGCACGGGAACCGCGTCGAACAGCGAGACCTGCGAGACGCGATGCTGCTCGACCTGCCAGTGCGCCTCGGTCATCAGGTGCACCTTGACGCTGCGGGCCGCGTGAAGCGCGTACCCCTCGCAGTCGAGCGCCTCATTTCGCGGTCCGATCTTCTTCCACACGCGCTTACCACCTCGCGGACCCGGAACCTTCACCTCAGCGGTGAGCTGCGTCAGATAGTCACCGCGAACTTCGCGATACCAGTGCATGCGGCCCGGCCCGTCGCCCTCAAGCTTCAGCCGATTTTCGAGGATCAGATCCTTTGCCTTGCTCACCCCGACCATGTAGGGGCGCAGACCGTACTTCGCCGCCTTGCTGTTGTTGCGCGTCGAATCTATCGACGCCTTTGGCACGCTGAAGATCTCGGCATCGGCGTTGCTGCTGCCCTTGACGGCCATCACGTGATGGCCGGCCTGCTGCGCCGCGCGCACATACTTGTATACGGCGTCCGACGTCGAGCCATCCGACGAGTCGATCGACGTAGCACGCACGCGCAACAGCCCACCGTTCTCATGCCGGTACGCGTGCGTCAGGAGTGTCGTCAGCACACCCCATACCCCACCCGTCAACGCATCTTGCTGCTGTTCGAGCACGTTGCCGTGGATCTCGCCCCACACGACAAGCCAGCTCTCCTCACCCCGTCCCCATGCGCGCAGAATGATCGCGAGACGGTCGTGCTGCACGTCGACGCCCAGCGTCAACAGCAGACCGCCAGCCGGCACCATCAGCTCCGTGTACGGCAACGCACGTTCGGCGAGCACGTCCAGCTCCGGCAGTTCGCTCTTGTACTTGTACGGCCGTCCCTGCGAGTTGTTCACGAACGAACGCATCTTCGTATCGTCGCCTTCGCGCAGCGCCTTGTCGGCCGTCAGCCACTTCTTCACCAGCGCGACCATGTTTGAGCCTGGGAAAGGCGAAACCAGCTCGTTGATACGAAAGCCGGCCACACCGTGAAACGGCGCCGTCGCGACCCACCGCCCGCGACGGACAGCGCGAATGCGCATCGCGTCGTCCCACAATGTCCCGCAATGCGGACAGGTATAACGGGCCGACTCTGGTCGCGCTCGGCCGTAGACTTCATGCGCGACCTCGGCGTCTTCACTCCAGGTCACGTTCTCCCACGCCAGCTCATGCTCCTCGTTGCAATCGGGGCACGGAACCAGATAGACGCGCTGATCAGAAGCCGCGTACGCCTGCTGGATACGCGACAGACCGTCGACGGTCGGCGTACCACCCAAGATCATCTTGCGCCGCCTGTCCGAATAGCTCTTGTTCCGCTCCTCCAGCAGCGTGATCGAGTCGCCCTGATCGCGCACGTTCGTGTTCGCGTCGTCCGGCTCTTCGACCGCAACGACCGGGGCCGGCGTCGACTTCACCTCATCCGGTGCGTTCGACGTGATGAACTTCAGGAAGCCTCGCGCGAACGTCTTGTGATCCCACAAGTTGTTTTTGTCGCGGGCCGCGTGGACAGGTAATTTCGCCGACAGGCGTGGCGTCACCTCGACCATCGGCTCAAACTTTTCGAGGTTGAACTTCTTCGCCGTTTTCTCTTTCGGGAACATGACGATCATCGGGCACGGATCGACGTCGATCCGCTTCGCGATGTAGTTCAGCAGTACGCCATCCGTCCACGCAACCTGCGCGGATTTCATGCACACCACCTTCTGCGCGGCCGGATCGTCCAGCGCATCGTGCATGCCGATCACCCACGGCGTAATGTTCACGTTGTAGCGGCCCGGACTCGCCGACGCCTTCGCGCTCAACCGCCGATGCTTAGTCGCCCACTCCGTCGTCCCGATCCGTTCCGGCGGTCGCAGCAGCGTCGCGATCCGTCGAATCACTGCGCGGACTGTCTGGGTCGTATTGAGAAAGCTGCTCAAGGGATCCATAGATATGCTCGTTCAGCCATTCGACATCGACCTCGATGCCGTATAGCGCGTACAGCTCCGGCACTAGCTTGTCGGGCAGCGCCAGCAATTCCGTTTGAAATGCGCCGACCATGAGGCCATACGCCTGTTCGAGCTGCGCCGCATTGACGAGCTGCCCTCTCTTCTCGGCCAGCGTCAGCAGCTTGATCTCGCGATCGACACGTTCGGTCATAGCGCGTTCAGCGACGAGATCGATGCCGGTCTCGCTGGAGCGGCCAGCGGCCATCTCGCGAAGATGCCGGATATACGCGACGCGGATCTCGTCGATCGACGCCACACGATAATCAAGCCGGACCTTGTCGACGAACCGCGAAACGGCTGACTGATCAAGGTCCAGGTGCTCGGCGATCTGCTGCTGAGTCGGCATGAATATGACCCCCTATGGAGACTCGCCAGTAGAGAAAAAGCGCGGGTCTGCAGCCCCGCGTGTCGGCGGCCTCATAGGGTCCCCGCCTGCTCAAAAAAATAGGCAGGCCCGCCCCGATCGCGAGATCCGCGATCGCGCGGTCGCCCGCCCGGTCCATCGCCCACACAATGCGGTCCATCGCATCGTCAAACGCGAAGCACCGCGCGGTCACGCGCCCCATGCTTCGATCTTCATCCCACGTCAACCAGACCTCACGCGGCCCGGCGCTCGTCGACTCGATTCGCATTTCAGCGCCCCAATGCAAAAAGCCCTGAGGGCTTTCGCACTCAGGGCTTCGGTATTCATTTCGTAGGGACGAACGCCCCCACACGACCTAACGGGCTCCACTATGTGTTCTTATGTCCCGAGAGGTTTGCACGACTAACGCGCGGTGCCAGCGAATATCCAGTGACGCGGTAAAGGATGTACGAAGTTTACGCGATCTACTCTTGGAATGAAAGATGTTTCATTCTCGCAATTGGCGGCGCATTGTGTCGGACACCGATCCATTCACGTGATCGAGCAACGAATGCATGTCGTGAAAACGACGCGACCAGTGCCGGCGGTATTCGTCGAGTGGGATACCGAGTGCATGCGCTCGTGCCGGTTCATCGATTGGACGCTTACCGGACCCCGAGCAATCCGGGCAGATATATCGACCGTCTCGACGCACAATGCCGCGTCCTTCGCACCGCACACATTGATCGTTGATCCATTCATCGAGCAGACGCAACGCGAAGCGCTCGACGATATCAACCTTCGCACGCTCGACTTCGTGTCCTGCCCTCTGATCGCGGCGTTCGTCACGATTCAGGCCCGTAAACCGATTGCGCTTAAACCGACCCGACAATCTGATCATCTGCGCAAATAGCAACGTGGCCTTGCGGATCGTCGCGGGCTTCGTCTCTTGCCCCGCCTTGATCCGGACCAGCAACCGACCGAGATCATTCGCAAAGGCGAGTGCGCCCAAAGTAACTTTAGGATCGGCAATAGGATCAGTGAACTGACCACGAACACTCATTGCAACGCCTGCCCGCTCCATCAAATCGATCATGACTCTCTCCTATTCGTCCTAATGTCTTAATGTCCCAAGGGAAAAGGCTTGCAGGGGTGCGCGCCTGCGACATGCGCGACATGCGCCGCTCACGTCGCGCATGTCGCGCCCCTGCACCCGCGCCCGAGACCGCGCCTTGGGACATTGGGACATGGGACGTCCACAGCGCGCCAAGGCGGGGCAAGTGGCGCGCTTACCGTGCAGGCACAGCGCGCCACGCCATCACAGCGGACTGTCGTCATCGCCCGCCGCTACCAGTTCACGCTCGACTTCCAGTTCCTGCTCCGGCTCCTCGCGCACGTAGTACCATCCGCGCGAACCCGTCGACTCACGCTTGCGCACCCAACCGAGCGACTTCAGCGCCTTGCCAATCCGGCGCTGTTCCGGCAATGTCCATTTCGACGTGTCGAGCTTCAGGATGTCTGAGAGGATCTCTTCCATCGTCGTGCGCGCAACGTATTCCAGGGCCTTGGCGATCTTGTCCTCGTACACGTCACCCTCGTAGCGCTCAGCCTGCTCGATCTCGAACAGCGGTCGCTCCTGCTCGGTCACGTGCCACACGACGCCCGAGCGGTATAGGTGCACGGCTTCGGCCCAAAGCTGATCACGCACAGCCACGATGCCGTCGATGTCGACGAGAGCACTGACACGCAGCGGCCAATAGCGCCGGTTGCCTGATTCGTCTTTCAGATACGTGTCAAAGTTGACGGAGCCCGCGAACACGCATTGGCGCGGTACGTCGGTCGCCCGCTTGCCGTAGAAGTTACGGAACCGGTCGACGGCCGTCGCGAAGAAGCTCTTCACCGCCGACGAATCGGCCTTGTTCAGCGAGTCCAGCTCGGCCAGCTCGATCACCCACTTGCCGGCCAGCACCGCGTATGTGTCCTTGTTACCGATCTGGATCGGCGTATCGGTGAACCACGGCGCACCGGCCAGCACCTTCAGCGCCGTCGATTTGCGGTACCCCTGCTTGCCTTCGAGGATAAGCACGTTGTCGACCTTGCAGCCCGGCTCCATCACGCGAGCCACGGCCGCGATCATCCACTTCATGAACGCGAGCTGCACGTAGTCGCTATCGGCCACACGCAGGTATGTCGACGGCATCGTGCGCACGCGCGGTACGCCGTCCCATTTCAGCCCTTCGAGATATTCGCTCACGTCATGAAAGTGGGTTGCGTCCGCGACAAGCAGGACCGCGTTCATCACGATATCGGTGCGTACCGAGAGGCCGTACCGCTGCGACAACCAGAGCACGCAGCGTTGATCATCCATGTCGGTCCACTCACCTGTCGTACCTTGCGGGAACGGCGGCGCACGGCGCTTCATCACCCGGCCACCGAAATCGTCCTGCTCAATGACGCCCTGCCATGCCTTGTGGTTCGACAGGATCAGGTGCACGTTTCCAAGCGTCGGCAGCAGTGTGCCCTTGTCCGACCGCGCGAGATCCTGTTCCCACGTGTGTGCGCCGTTCTCTGCCTCGCGCCCGTCCCATTCCGACAGGTTCGCGGCAGCGGACGTCGCGGCGGCTTTCGATTGCGCAGCGTCTGCGGCCGTCACGGCCATCACCGCCGGTCGGATGTCGTCATTCGCTGGCGCGATGACGCGCAGGATTGCGCCCTGTATCTGAGCCTCAACGGCTTCGAAGCCCTCTTCAACGTGCAGGTCATTGAAATCGGTCAGCTTGCGCTCGCCGCGATTGGCGAACGCCGGATAGATGACGCTGACGTCGTCGACCGACGCTGCCGCCTCGTACGCGCGCTTCAGACCGGTGTTCTCGAAGCGCTTGCGACGAAGCGGCATCACGTCGTTACCGTAACTCACCTCGACGTACGGCACGCCGTTGTCGTCACGACGACGCGACGCGGCGATCATGTACCACGTGTTCTTTGCCTCGATCCGCACCGGATCGGCACCAAACACCAGCTCGCCACGGAACGTGAACTCGTCGGCGAGCCAGTCGCGCATGCGTTGCTCGATCTTCCAGTCATCGTCGGCGCAGACCAGCACGTGCACATCAGGATACGTTGCACGCAGGTAGCGCACGGCCGGGAGGATGCCGCCCGCGTCAAAGCAGATATTGACTGCGAACGCGTCGTCGATCGCCATACGGATCGCACGCGCGGTTGCGTAGCCTTCGGCTACCAGCACGACCTGGTCGTCTGCGCAGACCTCGCCGAGCAGATACGAAGCCCCCTTCTTTTCCATGCCCTTGTTGAAGCGCTTCGCGCCGTCCTGCGTGATCTTCTGCAGGCCGACGAGACGAGCGTCGTCGCCGTACTGATACATCGGAACGAATATCGTGCCGTCCGCATCGAAGCGCACGCCTTCAGCCGTGATGTGCTTGCGGTCCAGGTATGCGGACTCGCCATGCTCTGCCGCACGACTCCACTGATCGCTCGCCCGGTTCGCGGCGAGCTTTGCCTGCCGAGCCTCCCGCTCGGCCTGCTCGCGCTCGGCCACCTCCTGCCGACGACGGGTTTCGGCGAGCGTTTCCTCGCTCAACGGTGCACCGCTCCATTCGAAACGTTCGGTGCCCGGATCGTCGCCCGAAAAATGGCCGAACGTGCCGCCATAGCCGATTACCGCGCCCTTGCTGACAACCTCTCGAAGCTGATACCAGTATTTCTTGCGCGGCCCGTACCGATGATGCTTACCGTCCGCGACCGGATGGCCGGTAGGCAGGTCGGGATGCCCCGCCGCGCGCAATTGCTGAATGATCTGGTCAAGTGTCGCCATACGAAAATCTCCCCTCAAAAAGTTGCTTTGGCCGCAACTCGCGGCCCGATCCTCAAATTCCCTCAGCCGCGCCCGTGGCAGGCCCGGCGTCCCATTAGCTCTTACCGCCCGCCAGCAAAGCGAACCGAATATCCCGCGCGAGCTTGTGGGAAAAATTGCGCCAGATACCGCGCCCGGCCGCATAGCATTGCCGGCTCGTCGGCACGCGGGCGTAATGCGACGCGCCTCGCCGCAACGCACTACTGGTTCCGTTCACGTTCACTTCGGTCTCCGGTTATTTGCCGCGCAGTCGACGCCACTCAGCGGTCATGCGTTCGTCGAATGCGGAAAGGTCGGCCGCGCAGAGCTGGCCGACGATCTGATCGCGGAACGCGTGACGTTCCGCCTTGGTAGAAAGTGCCGCACACATGCGAGCGGCCGTGACGTTGAACGCGTCGACTCGACCGACGCGCTGCGCTTCCGCGAGGAACACGCCAATGCGATCTGGAAACGTCGCGATCAGGTCGGCGAGGAGCCGGCCGGACTGATCCGGAGCGACATCGAACCGTTCGGCGAGCGCGGCCGTTGCACATGCAAGCTGTTGCGCGTGTCCACAGCACAACTCGACCTGCTCGCGCGCTACGCGACAACACCCCATGCCAGGCTTGAATCGCTCCATTTCAGCGACGACGACGTTTAGCGAGGTTGCGGGCCGCGTGGATCAGCTTCTGGAACAAGCGCTGTCCCTTTCGCCCCGTCGCGATGATCTCCTCGGCCTTGCGGTCATCGATCCGCTGATCTTCAAGCGCGCGCGTCACGTCGTCGGCAACGCGACCGACATGCGCCTGCAGGTGCAGGGTTGTCGAGACAAGATGCATCGTGCCCGGCTCAAGCGCTTCATCTACCCCGTGGTCGTCGACATGCTCGGCGACCAACCCAAAGCGAGCGTTCAGGGCGTGCAGCGCGTCGAGCGCATGCACGCTCGCCTCGGTCTTTTCCTGCATCCACTCGATCAACAGCTCGAACATTTCCATCGACAAGCGGCTGTCGCCAACACCACGAAGGCGCAGACGCAGCGACTCGGTCGTGACGTTCTTACCGCGTCGGATGGTCAGGTAGTTCGCCGCGTCGGCAACGCCGCCGGGCGTGTCGCGAACGGACGTATAGAGGACGTCCAGCCATTCGGTACTGTCGTATCGGCAGGTCATAGGGGGAGATTGGTAGACAGTGGCTTTCATCCTGTCGCGCACTCGAAGCCACAACTAAGATTTGGCTCATGAGGTGCGTAACGGCTGCGGTCACGCAACAGCGAGTGCTTCACAACGACTCGTCGTGTGAATCTAGAGAGGCAAACAGGTCGGGACGCGCGAGCTTCAAGAACAACAGACGCGCTCGCGGAATGCCGTTTCGACGCCATTCCGATACGGACGGCATCCGGACTTCGCAAAGTTGAGCGGTTGCAGCCGTACCGCCAAATGCTTCGATCACGGCGCACGCGTACGGGTCTCGATTCAGGAGCGTATTCATGCCGTCATGTTAGGCGCTCCTTATACGAAATGCAAGGCATTCCTAATGCCCATTCAGTTAGGCTTTCCTAATGACGACACTAGCCGAACGCCTGGAACAGGCAATGAAGTTGCCGCCCGAGAAAAAGGCTGCGGATCTGGCGCGAGCGTGCCGAGTGCGAGCGCCCTCGGTCAGCGACTGGTTAAGCGGTAAGACGAAAAAAATGGAAGGCGCGAATTTGCTACTCGCGGCCGAATTCCTGAACGTCGATCCCTGGTGGCTTGCCACCGGTGAAGGACAGATGGAGCGCCGAGCCAATGCACCCGCCCCACAGAGACAGGAGACGCTAGGCGCACATGCTCAAGCGCTGGTCGACGCGCTCGCCAAAGCAGATAAGGTCGGGTTGCCATCTGCAGCGTTTGTCGCGCTGCTTGAAACCCTCAAGGTGTTTGAAGACCTGCGCGGGCGGCAGTCTGGTGATCTTCTCGATCTGAATGCCCCTGACCCACAAGAGGGGTAAGGTTCCAGTCGAATACTGCAGCTCTACGGTGCGTTCCGACCTGCCCGGAACGTATTCCGCGACCTCTGATCGGGCCGCCAAGAAGCTCCACATCCCAATCGAAGTCTTCACTGCCATGCGGGCCGATGACCCGCACTAGCACACCGATACGCGATCGATTCCGGCATCGACTGACGATCGCCACATCGCCCGGTTTGCAGCGCAATTCCCCTGTTGACATAGCCCCGCAACAACCTCCCCTCGGCAATATTTTCGCTTAATCACTGTATAAACATACAGTATTTAATCGTAAGAATACAACACCTTTCAAAGAGATTCGCTGTGTTCGCCTCATGCCGAACACGACGACGAATCGCGATGCCATCGAAAGAGTTAGGAATTCCTATTGCAAATTGACAAAGGAATGCCTAACATTCGACTCCAACGCTGCCGTTCGCGCAGTCATCGGAGAAGCCCATGAAAATGTTCGACCATCAGTCCACCGATCGCCACGAATGGCTTCGTGACGAACACGCGCCCCGTATCACGCCATCCGAGCCGGCCCGTCAAAGCAACTTTGAGAAGTCGAAGATCTTCCGCTGGACGGTCGTCGCCGCTTTGCTGTTTGTCGTCGTGAACGTGTTCCAAGACGACCCGGTCGTCGCACCGACGACCGCGTACCACGTCACCGTCTAAACCGCCCCGATCCTGCCGGGGCGAGCGCCTCCGGCGTCATGGAGACCACCATGCCGCGTTTCAAAGTCAAACCCCTTCCCCTCGTCGACCTCGAACGTCGCGACACCCTGTCGCTTCGCACGATCGTCCACTACGACCCGAATGCACGACGCCCCTCGACGCCAATCCTCGTCGGCAAGTACGTTGTGGGCCGCCGCCCCTTGCCCGATAGCGTCCATACGCTTTACATGATCCTCGACGGGGCCGAGATCGCCCACTCGCAGATCTCGATTCCGAGCGAAGGCGACTGCGCGTCCGCTATCAAGCGCCTGCGCGATGCGAAGCGCGCAGCGGGCTTGGCAGCATCGAAGGCGATCAACAAGGCGAAGAAACCCTCCAAGGCTCGCAGCCAGACGGCCGAGGAGGTTGCGTAATGGACGACCGCACGCAACAACTCGACCTGACCGCGCCGATCCCGACCGGGAACACGAAGACTGCCGCAGCCGCAGCGGGCGCAACGTCGGCAGACCTGTGGATGGTCCCCTACGGTCAACTTCACTATGATCCGGCCGACAACATCCGACCGGTTGACCCCGAGTGGGTGACGCACCTCACTGCATTGATCGTCGAGAACGGGTACGACAAGGGCTCGCCGCTGCATTGCTACGCGCGAAAGGTCGACGGGAAGGATCTGCTTTACGTGTACAAGGGGCAGCACCGCTACCTCGCGGCCGGCAAGGCAATCGAGGCCGGCAAGGACGTCGGCAAGATCCCCGTCGTCGTTCGTGATGCAAAGACGGTTAACCGCGCCGACATGGTGATCGACGGCTACCTGAGCAACGACAGCAAGCGATCGTCGCCGCTCGATCTGGCGGCCGCTGTTGCCGAGCTTCGCGACATTCACGGCATGACCCTCGCGGCGATCTGCAAGCGCCTGAATGTCACTGACCAATCAATCCGCGACGTCGGCCTGCTCGAACGCGCACCGGTCGAACTGCACCAGATGGTTCGCGACGGCGCGGTCGCCGGCACGCTCGCGATCGAACAGATCCGCGAACATGGGGCAGACAAGGCACTGGACCGGCTGCAGAAAGGCGCGGCGAAGGCCGCTGCGTCAGGCAAGGCCCGCGTAACGAAGAAACACCTCGACGCAGCGCCCCAGCCGTCGCCGGCCGCAGACGCGCCTGTCGAGGCACAGGCGCCAGCCCAAACGCCCGCACGCCCGACCGCGCCCACCAAGATCAGCGAGAAGCAATCAAAGCAGCTTTTGCAGGCACTGCAGGCCGTGCTGCATGACCCGGTATTCGGCAAGCTTTCTCCGGGCACTATCGACGCCGTAGATATCGCGCTCAAGCCGCTCGCAGATATGCTCGATGCAACGTCGGTACGCAAAACCGCGTATGCAATTGCCACCGCGAACGAACACGGCGTCTATACGCCGACAGACGTCGTAACCGCGCCGAAGCAACAGCGCACCGGACGAAGCCCGGCAGAAATTCGTGTCGCGCTGATTGCGGAAGGTGAGTGGATCTACGGCATGGATTACACGATCGGGATGGCCGGCGGCGCATCGCCGTGCTCATACCACGAGGGAATGCCGACCCATCCAACCCGCGTGCAGGCAATTCGCGGGGCCGTGCGCGACCTCACCCGCCGCATCGAGACGAGCCCCACCATGTCGAAAGCCAAGGAGACTGCCAGCGTGCGTAAGTGGCTCGACAAGCTGTATGCGATGCCCGACCCCGACTGGACGTCGGAAATGGCGCTGGAGACGCCCAAATGACCTCGCGCCCGGCCCTTTCTACCCTACGTCCGCTGCCGCGAAAGCGGGAACACGCGAAGAACCGCCCGGCTATCGCACTGGCGAGCGTCAACGGCACTTCGATGCAGTCGAACAGCGACGGGCTGACGCCCGCAAAAGCGATCCAGAAAGACGAAGCGCCGCTCGCGCGGCGCAAACCTATCCAGACGAACGAAGCCTTGGCGGATGCCCGCCAAGGCAGGCTCGCGCGACTCGACGCCCTTCGCATCGAGATCCGCGACCTAATCACCGAGATCTCGCACGCAGCCGACGTCGAGCTGCTGGACCTGATGGCCAACGAGATCGGATCGTTCGCTCGCCACAAGGCAGCGCAGGATGCGCGCGCCTGGGCCGCAACCGCCGGCATCACGCTGGAAACCGGTTTGATGCAGCTCGGCCGCGCACTGCCACAACACAAAGCAAAGTGAAATGACCCGACGCAACAGTCCTTTTGAAGTCTGCGGGCTCAAACCAATCAGGCAGGACAGCGAAGGTCCCCTCTTTAACCCTGCCGAAGCTGCCACGATGGTTGCGAATTACATCAATGCAGACACACACTACTTTCAGCGAAAAACAAAAGATATGAATACCGATTTTGCAAAAGCCGAATCCGCCACCCAAGATGCGATCGCACTCTTCGAGCGTTCACTGTCTCGCATGGTCGACGCCGAAAAGCAAGTTGCTGAGTCCACGAAAAAAGCAGCGGGGAGTGTTCGGAAGTCTGCAAACGAACTCGGCGATACGATGCAACGTCTCTTGAAAACGGCGGATATCGACCGCCTTGAACGGTACGCAACCGTCCTCGAACGCATGGCAACCGCTATGCACGCATTGGCTACCTTGGAGATCGACGGCAAGCTCGATCGTATTGTCAGCGCCATTCGATAACCGGGGAAAGTCATGGAAAATTTCACCAGCAACTACGATGCCCTGCAAGCAGCCGCCGAACGCGCCACTAAGGGGAACTGGATCAATGTCGGCGCATGGGTAGAAAACGAGCGCGACGACCTGAAGGATATTTGCGACTGCCGCCCAAACGGGAACGAAGACGACGAGCAGGCGCTGCTCGACGCCGCCTATATCGCCCTCGCGAACCCTGACACCATCCTTCGCCTTCTCCGTGAATGGCGTACCGCGCGAGAAGCCACCTCGCAGCATCCCACGCAAGCGAGCGTTGCAGCCAACCAACTTTGCCTCTGCGGCACCGTGCTCGCCCATACGCACCACCACTGCGCCACGCCCGTGATGTGGCGTATGTACGAGGAATCCAATGCGTTCCGGAACACGACCGCAGCAGCACGCGACATACTGACGGAACGCCACCGACAGATTCAGCATGAAGGTCTGACGCCTGATCGCGACGACGGCTATACCGAGGCGGAATTACCCCGTGCAGCCGCCGCGTACGTTCTCAGCGCCTGCGGGTTCAGCAACGCCGTTACGCTGGATTTCTGGCCGTGGATCACGGACTGGTGGAAGCCGACAACTCCTCGACGGAATCTCGTGAAAGCCGCCGCATTGATCCTCGCCGAGATCGAACGCATCGACCGAGATCCGGGCGATGAATCCCACCATGACCACCTGAACGGGGGATCACTGTGAGCCTGTTGACCCGCGCATACATCCTTGAGAAGTACGGCCCGCGCATGACACTGGCGCAGCTCGCGCGGCTACTTCTCATGTCGGAGGGAACCATCCGCAATCAGATCAGCGCCGAAACGTTCCCGATCCCGACTTACAAGGAAGGTGGCGGCCGCTTTGCTGCATACGACGCCGTCGCAGAGTACCTCGACGATATGTCCCGTCGCGCCCGCGCCGAAGCCGCATAGTCCACTTGTGAGCGACTGGTGGCGCGCCGCGTTAAAATCATGTATATCCTCACCAACTTAATAACATCCGGGGCGAAAGATGGCAGTTAGCGAGCCGTGGTCGACCGCAGAACTCGATCCCAAGAAGATTCAACTGGACCTACGCAATCCTCGTATCGAAATTGAACCGAACGCCAAGCCGGCCGAGATTCGCGCGAAACTTCTGAAATTCGAGGACGTGCTTGACCTCGCACGAGGAATCATTCGGAACGAGGGCCTCTTTCACGGCGAGCGCATCATCACCGTTGTTGAGGGAGGGAAGCACATCGTCCTCGAAGGAAATCGCCGCGTCGCCGCTTGCCAAATGCTTCTAGACCCATCGCTCATTCCTGAGGAGTTTGTCGGCCGATTCCCTGCCGCCCCGCCCGCTGTCAAAGCTACTCTGCGCAAGCTGAGCGCCGACGTAGCGCCGAACAGAGAAGCAGCCGATCCGGTGTTGACGAAACGCCACACAGAGCGCAGCGCAAAACCTTGGTCGCCGGTAGCGAAGATGCGCCGAGCGGTGCGCATGCTCGAGCACGCCCCAATCGACAAAGTCGCTGAAGCACTCGGCACAACGCCGGGCGCAATTCGAAAACTTGTGAAGCCATACCGACTCCTCAAGTACGCACTCGATCTGGATACGTGGACCGATGACGAACGCGCGGTACTCGAGAACGAAAAACTTGTCACCAACCCCTATACACGCTTCTTCACGTTGGCAGACACCCAGCGTATCTTGCAGTTATCGTTCGACGCCGATCAGAACCCCGTCAGCGCACTGCCTCCGAAAGTTTTCAAAGAGCAGATGATCGCAATAGCACGCGACTTTCTGCTCCCCGACCCCGAGAAAGGCAAGCCACGTTGCGATACCCGTACGGAACCGATGAAGTATTTTGAACGGTTTCTCGAATCGCCCGAAGGCAAGAAACACATCAAGCCAGCGGAGCCACGTCAGCAACCCAAGGGTGATGGCAAAGACCCCAAAGCGCCGGGCCAGCCCGCAGGTGGCCCCAATGCCGGCGCACCGCGTCCAAAAACGCAAAAGATATCTATTTTCTTCGAAAAACTTGAGTGCCACGTAACTGAAGACAATCTGATTGCATTGACTCGGGAAATCCGCGGAATCAACCACAAGACCACACCGATTTCGGCTTCTTTAGTTCTACGAGCGCTATTCGAATGCGCCTTGGGTTATCAAATAAGGAAGGCCAAAAAATGGGGTGAACTCATGAAGCTCGAAAAGCAACCGGGCCGTGACCCTGCGCTCGCCAGCATGATCAACTTTTGCTCGAACTTCAATAACGGGGTGTTTTCGGAGAATAAGATTTGCCGAGTTCTCTCTGCCGGCACCACGAAGCAAGCCAAAGATTATCTCGACTCAATGACGCACCTCAAGTATCAACAGGCCGACGCACCGACACTGGAAACGATTGCAAACAATATTCGCGGCGTCATTCAGTATATTTTGGAAGGAAACTGAACATGCCAAAGAAACTCCTCCCTCGCAACGAACCTCTTAGCCCACTGCGATACCCAGGTGGGAAGGCGCGGCTAGCCGCCTATATCAGCGGTGTCATTGAAGAAAATTATCTGAATGGCTGCACCTTTTACGAACCCTTTGCGGGTGGCGCCTCGGTTTCGCTGGAACTGCTTCGTCTGGGCTTTATCTCTAGTGCAGTACTGATCGAGCGTGATCCATTGGTATATGCGTTCTGGTGGTGCGTCTTCAATATCACCGATGACCTCTGCGCAGCCGTCGAAGCATGCCCCGTCACGATGGAAACATGGACTCAGTTGCAACCCACAAGAGAGGTAGCCTATCCCGCGGACGGGCGTTTTACGATACTGCAGCTCGGTGTAGCTGGACTATTCTACAATCGAACAAATTTTTCCGGCATTCTCGGCGCAGGACCAATTGGCGGGGAAGCTCAAACTTCTCGCTACAAGATCGACTGTCGCTTTAACAAAGAAAAGATCGTTCGACAAATTCGCTCAGTGGCTCGCTTTGCAGACCGAGTTAGAATTTATTGTGATGACGCAATTTCCTTCATGCGCACCAACGCAGAAGAGATCGCAACAGGATTTGCGTTTGTATACGTCGATCCGCCATATTATCAACAAGGTCCGAAGCTGTATCGACACCACTATACCGACGCGGATCACGTTGCGCTCGCTCAATTTCTGCAAACTCAAGGCTATCCGTGGCTGCTGAGCTATGATGACCACCCTCGTATTCGCGAACTGTACGACGGAAATACTGTTCAGCCGATCTATCTCGACTATAACGTCAAATCAAGTCGCACCGCTCGCGAACTTGCCATTTCGAACCTGATGATTCCGGTTCCAGTATATGAAGGTATGCCGGAATTGCTGGGTATAGAGGTAGAAGCGTAACGCGCTCTACTCGTTCACCAACTTCAATTGCCCCTTCTTCGCAACCTGATCCGGCCGCAAATTCGTGTAGCGTTTCAGGTTGCGCCAATCCTTGTGGCCGGTCACGGCCGCGACCTCGGGAATATCCCACCCGTCCTCGAAAAGTGCGCTTGTCGCTTCGTGCCGAAGGTCGTGTAGCCGCAGGTCGACGATCCCCTTGTCGACACACGCCAGCTTGAAATACTTGCTGGCCGTGCTCTTGTCGAACCGGAAGATGTACTCGTTCGGATGCGGCTCGATTGTCGGGTCCGCCTTGCGTTTTGCCTCGTACGCTGGCGGCACCGGATATCGGGCCTGACGCAGCAACACTTCGAGCGAATCGCCGATCAGCGGCACCCACTCGTCGTTGCCCTTCTTCTGTCGCGGATGCTTGCGATCACGGACGAGCGCGAGACGGCGCTCGACGTCGAGGTCCGACCACGTCAAGCGAAACAGTTCGCCACGCCGGAATGCGCTTTTCATCGCAACTCGGATCACATCCGGCACCGCTTGTTCGCGCTCCGGATGCTCCGCAAACCACTGGAAGATTTTTACGATCTCGTCGCGAGTCGGCCGGCGATCCCGATGCTTGCCGGGGCCAATGAGCTGCAGGTGATCAAGTGTCGGACGCGCAATGCTCGGGGCATGTGGCAATCGCAGATCCAGTAGCGACGCCATGTGTTTGTACACGGTCCCGAGCTTCGAGATATCCATGTCGATCGTGTACTGCCCGGCCCCCTCTTTCTTACGCTCCTGCGCGAACTTGACCAGCCGCTTAGTCGACAGCTTCGCCGCCACTTCATCATCAAAGTGACTTTCCAGCCGCTTGAGCATGTAGGCTTCATTCGACTTCTCGGCGACCGGTCGACCAGAGTCATTCCGCGCGCTTCGATACAAGCGCACCAGCTCGCCGACCGTGATCGTCTGTTCGTCGACGGCACCCTGCCCCTTGTCGATTCCGCCTTCGATCTCACGCGCCCATGCTTCAGCCGCGCCCTTGGTTCGAAATGTCTTTGCTATACTCTGTCCCCGTCGGCGGATTTGAGCCCGCCAACGGTCGCCGATCTTGAGGATCGAAGCCATGGAATACCCCGTTTGTGGACTGTAGCAATGCGTCATCCACAT